CTTTGTGCTGTTGTGCCTACTGGTACTTTAATAGCACCAGTAGAGTTGATAGTAGTATCACCTGTAATTGTTCCTGTACCTGTAACAGATAAATTACCACCTACCGTTAAATCATCACTAGCTAAACCTGCTTGGAAGTTTTTAAGATGAGCCATAATAGCTCGCATAGCATTATTAACATCTGAAGGTAACATTCCTTCGCCAATGTTAATGCTTTGCACATCTGTATTACTACCTGCGGTACTTGAATATTCTGATATTTTTGTCTTTGCCATTATAGAACCACCCATCTTGAGCCACTAGGCACAGTAACTGAAACTCCACTTGATAATGTAACTGCTCCCACACTATGTGCTCCATATCCTGTAGGTATAGTGTAATTTGCTCCTATAGTCATATTGTTTACAAAGATACCATTACTAGCGGCTACTTGTGGTGCAGTTACGCTACCTGTAGATGGTACAAATGTTAATTTACTACTTGTAACACTTACACCAGAAATAGAGCCAGATGTTGCACTTGTAAATGTTGGATATAAAGCTGATGAAGTAGAGGTATCATTAGTAACAGTTACACCAGCACTTGATGTTTGGAATGTAGGTAATGCACCTGCACCGTTAGATGTAAGTACTTGACCAGTTGTTCCTACAGACGCTAATGATTGATATGCACCAGTAGAAGTTGTTCCACCTGCTAATAAAGCATAAGCTGTTGCTGATGTATTTCCTGTACCACCTTGTGCTACTGTAACTGCTGCATTGCTTGTTAATATTGAGCAAGTTGCATCTGGTAATGTATATGTTTTTTCAGCAGTTGTTGCACCAGTAAATTTAGTAAATCCATTGCCTGTACCACCATAGGTAGAAGCAATGATAGCAGTAATATTTGCAGAACCATCAAAGTTATTTCCATAAACACTTCTAGCTGTAGTGAGTGTTGCTGCACTTCCTGTAGTATTTTGGTTAAGTGTAGGAAAGTCTGCTGCAACTGCTATAGATAATGCACCTGTAGTTGTAGTAGATTTAACAATACCTGTAGCCAATGCAGATGTACCTGCTGAATAATCTGTTCCTGATGTTGCTGCACTAATTGCAGTACCATTTCCCTTTAATACACCTGTAATAGATGTTGTAAGAGTAATTGCTGGAGTAGTTGTAGCTGTTGCTACTGTACCTGCAAATCCATTAGCTGATGTTACTGATACTGATGTTACTGTACCTGTTGTAGGTGTAGACCATTGTGGAGCTGTTGCACCAGTATTTACTGTTAATACTTGACCTGCTGTACCTATAGCTAATCTCGTTCCTGCACCACTTGTGCCACCATAAAGAGTGTCACCTGCTGTGGTTAATGGACTTAAAGAATTAAATGCTGCTGAAGCTGTAGTAGCATTAGTACCACCGTTAGCTATTGGCAATGTTCCTGTGACGTTAGTAGTTAAACTTGTATGAGCAGTTGCTGTTGAGCCTGTTCCGCCATTAGCTATTGGAAGTGTACCTGTAACACCTGTAGTTAAAGGCAATCCTGTAGCGTTTGTAAGAGTAGCTGAAGCTGGTGTACCTAATGCAATAGCATTACCACTAGCATCTGTATATATACCCTTACTAGATGGGTATGTACAAAATACGTCTTTAGTTCCTGCTGTAAATGTAACTAATGAACCAGCATTAGATGATGATAATACAGTTGTTCTTGCTAATGCACCTGCACTAACAGTTCCTAAACCTACTTCCCATTCTGCACCGTTTACAATACAATAATAGGTCGTATTAGTATTCCCAATGGCACTTGAGAATGTTTGAAACCCAGAAACTGCACCTGATAATGTAAGCGAGCCTGTTCCTGTGGTTGTACTATTCTCACGAACCCTGTCTTTAACGACTAAAGCCATGATTTATCCTTATGCCAAAGTTACAGAAAGGCTACCACTAGCAATTTTAAATATATCGCCAGAGTCAATAGTTTTACTTGAGTCTAATGGTGTGTGAAATAATAAATTACCAGATGTTAAAGCATCATATAGACCAATATGTGTTACTACCCCCCATGAAGCTGTTGCTGTTGCAAATGTTACGTCAGCACTATTAGTAGTTACACCGTTAGAAGGTGCACCAAATGTCACAGCAGTTCTTGCATAAGCACTTCCAGATAATTCTGTACCAGAACCAGCGTCTGTAGGGTCTGTAGTAAATAATGCTACATAAACTGTGGCTGGTGATGTGTATGTTGTGTTTCTTAAAACTGCATTTACAAGTGCATTTTCAAGGTAATTGCTAAATTCTGACATAATTTTTCCTTATCGTGTTGCTACTGATATAACCAATGGTGCAGATGGGTTATCAGCAGAGTCGTTTGAAGCTGTTAATGATGCTAAACCTCTATCATAGAGAGAAGCCCATGTTTGTACTCTTGCGTCATTCATTAAATATGGTTCTGCTTCACCTAAAGCTGCATAAAGTAGTAAATCTGGACAATATGCTAAAAAGTTATTAGATGAAACGGTTGAACTTAAATATGATGGTGATGCGTAGTAAACCATTTTAAGTGTATATATAGAATCTGGTATAGGTGCAAATTGAAACTCTGAACCCATGATAGTATAAAATTTAGGAGCACCACTATCTGATGTTGATGCCTTTGTATTTCTAAAGAAGTTACTTGGATTTTGATACACAAGTGTTTGTATTGGACTAGATTCTATGTGTAAATCACGCATTTCTAGGAAGTCACTAGGTAATGATACAGTAGGGTCTGAAGCTGCTGTAGATGCTGTAACTACCTTAATCATTTGTCTAATTCTTACGTCACGTCTTAATCTATTCTCTGCTAACGTAACAAATGTAGGGATTTGTGATGTTAAATCAGTACGAGCCAAGTAATCAGCAAGTGTTGCTTGCAAATCTGTATATGTAGTAAAAGCTGCCATTATATGCGACCTGTCCTTGTTCTAAATGCTCTGTTGTCTGGGTTGTTTAACCATGCTTTAAATCGTGGCATATCTATGACAGTTAATCCACGAGTGATACCTTGTTTCTCTAATTCTTGAAATACTACTAATGGAATTGATGCTACTTTGTTACCAAAAGAATGGTCACTCCACTTTTGTCTTTCATCTGACTGTGCATATTCTGCTTTGTTAGCTTCAATAATGCCTGATACATTTTGTGAGTGAGCAATAACTAAATCATCACCATCATCATGGAAGGATGTTTGTGTTATTCCATTATTAATTATTTTATCTGTCATGTTTGTCCTTTTCTGTTTATAACTCTCATAAAAAGCTATAAAGAGAAAGCCCTATTGCTAGGGCTAACTCACACTGATTAAGTTAAATCAGAGATAATGCCATGTGCTGCTTCGTTCTTAACTTCTAATGTATATTCTACTAAAAGTTGAGTTAAATCAGCGTCACCAACTTGAGCAAGCTCATTAGTTTGGAATGGGCGTAGGTAAGCTACAGCAGCCATTTCTGTATCTAATAAGAAAGCTGTGTCATCAGAGTCACTGTTAGGAATGAAACGGTCTGGAACGATTTGGATAATACCAAAGTCAGAAACGTATACATCCGCAGCGTTGATGATTTGAGCTTGTTGGTTAGCAGGTACATCTCTGTAACGAGTTGCAATACCAGAGAATGTAGAAGCAACAACTTTTTGAGCTGGTGTTACTAATAACATTGTTGGTGAACCACCGTTTGTGAACGCTGATTGCATAACAGTGTTAAGTAATGTAGCTGTGAAAGCTCTATCAGTACCAGTTGTTCTAGCTGTAGTACCGTTAGCACCTGCTGAACCACCAGAACCGTTTGATGTGTTAGAAGCTAACCATGCTTGTAAACCACCAAGATTACGAGCTGTTGTAGAGTTACCATTAGCTGCAGTTTGGTTAGATAACAAAGTTGCTTCCATATCACGTTTAATTTCACTAGATGCTTTAGCTAATTGGTAAGCCTTTTCAGATTTACGACCAGCTTTGTTTACTGCATCAAGAGTACCAGAAATTTTGATAGTCTTTTGTGAGA